CCCCTCATGCGAGGGGGAAATCGTCCAGCGTAACCTTGGAGCAATTTTCAAGGTAGAGCGAACTATAATCCATTTCACCATGGTACGATCCCATGTAGTTCGCGTGACTCTTGACCACCACAAGTGTACCCTTGGACGTTTGACGGACATTTTCGACCTGTCCCTCAAAAATCCTACCATCATTCCGAACGGCCTTGATATACATTCCGGAAACGGGCTGAAGCGTAGTGGTCATTTTCATTCTCTCCGTTTGGGTTTCGATCATCATCATGCCACGATTATACATTATATATCGGCATTGTCCAGAAAAAAAATTAGGCGTTTTCCATCGTTTCCATGATGATTTTCATTTGAGCATCATTCCGCACAATTTCACAATGTACCAGAATCGCCACAATGCTTTCCACAATTTTCGTTCTCATATCTTTTCTCCGTTTCCATCATTCTACATATGGTATCGGCTAATGCAAGAAAAAAAAATAGGAAAACTTCCGTTGGGGAAAGTTTCACCGCTCGATTTTTTTGGCACGATATTTGCTATGCTTTTCCCCCACGTTTGGGGGATAGTGGCACGTTCCCCACCATAGGGGGGGTTTTTCTGTTTTCCCCCCTTCCGAGGGGTCTGGCCCCAAAAGGCGGCGGTGGTCCAAAAACAATAGGCACCCTCATATATAATTGGCCAGTTTAATAGCCACTTTCCCCATATATAAAAAAAGAGCAAGCATCAAACGACACTTGCCCCTTTTAGAACGCAGAAACTATCTTCTAGAAACTTCAGATATTAGTATTTTCCATATTCTTTTTTCTACGACCTCTAGGTTTGCTAATGCCTAGTTTTCGTCTTTGACGTCGTATCATGCTGCAACTAACAGTTTCACCTGTCATTTGGCTTAATTTTTGAGCCAACTCAATATCGCTAAACGACGATAAATTATCCTTAATATACTGCAATTCTGCGTCGCTCCATCTCTTATAGTTTGCCATAAACATTTTCCTTTTTGACAAAAAGTGTACAAAACATAATATATAATATACTTTGGTCACTTTAACGCAAGAGGTTTTTATGAATATTGACCATATTTCCCCCAGTACCCTTCATGTTACTGCTACAGAAAATCTTAATATACAAGATGATTTGGCCAAAGAAGGTACCAAAACCATAGCACAATTAATAAATGAAAAAACCCAAAAAGACACCGACGAAACTCAAAACGAAACATCCACTAACAGTTGATGAAAACGAATTTCTTAATGTAGTTAATATAATAGCAAAAAAATTAGCCTACAAATTTAAATTTGGTTATCATGACTACGACGATATGAAACAGCAGATTAGCATATTTGCTTTGGAAGGCTTAAAAAATTACGACCACAAAAGGCCCCTCGAAAACTTTCTTTGGACCCACGTTCGAAATCGACTATTCAACTACAAAAGAGATAACTATCAACGACCAGACAAACCGTGTTTGAGTTGTCCCCTATACGACCCCCACTGCAAAAAGAGCATTAGTGGTTGTGTTGACTACTCTAACAAAGAAGACTGTGAACTATATGAGAATTGGCTAAGTCGTAATAATACCAAAAAGAATCTTATGCACCTTACCACCATTGATGAAATTAAAGATTACGGAAACGCTTTTAGTAGTGATGATAGTTTATTAACAAATTCCATAGCATCCAACGAAATTTTTAAGTTGGTAGAAACACACTTAACAGGAGAATATCGCACAATATATCTTAAAGTTAAGAACGGATCCAAAGTAACCAAGAGCGATATGGATAAGTTAACATCTAAACTACAGGAGATCATGAACGACCATGGCTAAAAAACGCGGACAACTAAGTTTAGACGAAGAGAAATTTATTACTGATAATATTAACTCTCTTAGCATAGAAGCTATTGCAGAGCAACTTAATCGTAATGTGGAACCAGTCAATCGTTATATTGATGAAAATCAATTATTTAGCAGCGAAGAAAAAAATGAGAATGAAACTCTTCGGCGCAAGCTACGAAGTAAAACTTTCTGGACCGAAATAGTACGACAGTTTGATGAACACACGGGCGAATTAGAATACTTTGAAAATACGTGGATTGGCCTTATTAAACAATTCAGAGAAGACGTTTTGCCCGCCGAAGAACTTCAGATCAAACAGTTTATCACCATAGATATTCTTATTAATCGTAGCATGAAAGAGCGAAAACGACACATTAGTGAAACTGAAAAATTACAAAAATTGGTTGATAAAGAATACGAAAAGCCCGAAGATCAACGAGACATTCCTAAACTCGCTAATTTAGAAGCTCAATTAAGTTTCGCCCGCAACAGTATAGCAAGTTATACAAATGAATATACTAAGCTTTTAAACGAGCAACAAAAAATTAGCAAGGACCTTAAGGCTACGAGAGAGCAACGTATTAAAAGAATCGAAGATGGTAAAAGTAGCTGGGTTGGTTTAATACGTATGCTAGAAGACGAAGAGATACGAGAAAAAGAAGGTCGTGAGATGGAAATATTGGCCTTGGCTACAGAAAAAGCTAAACAGACCCTTTATGGATATCATCAATATTCTGATCATAGTGTTGATTGCCCCATACTAAATGAGGAGGCAGTAAATCTTAATGACTCGGAATTACAATGATCCTCAATATAAACAATGGAGAAAATTAATAAAAACAAGAGATAAAAATACTTGTCAATGGCCCGGTTGTAAAAGCCACTATAAAATTCATGCTCATCATATTCAAAAATGGGCCGATTTTCCCGGCTTAAGATACCATCCTCAAAACGGTATTTGTCTCTGCAAAATTCATCATGATCTTATAAAAGATAACGAAGAAAATTATAGTCAATTTTTTAGCACACTAATACTAAATAAACTACGAGCTTCCAATGAAAAGTAATGATCCTTTTACTATAATAGTAGATACCAGAGAGCAGATGCCATGGGAATTTGGCTTTCACAATACTGCTAAACGTAAATTAGATACTGGGGATTATAGTATAGAAGGATTTGAAAGCTTATTTACTATAGAAAGAAAAAAGAGCGTTAGTGAAATTGCTAATAATATTACAGAAAGTCGATTTAAAGATGTATTAGAGCGTTTGGGAAGTATACCACATAGTTTCATGATTATGGAATTTAGTTTGGATGAAATTTATCAGTTTCCTGTGGGTAGTGATGTTCCTAAGAAAATGTGGGACAAGTTGCGTATTAGTGGTAATTATATTATGAAATATTTAATAGAAGCACAATTAAACTATAATATTCATATACTATTTTGTGATGATGCCGAGAATGCTGAAAGAGTAGCTGTTAGTATTATGAAAAGAATATACGAAAAATATGGTACTAAAAAGTAATCTACTATATGACAATGCGTGGCTAGGACTTGGAGATCTTAGTCAAATAATTATTCCGACCAATCACATGATTGGCCGAACCAAAGAAGATATAGAAAATCCTGATCTTCATTTGTTAAGACTATTACGAGATCCTCATTATTTTGGAACCACAGCGAAACTATTATTTGATATTGAACTTCATCCTATTCAAATAGCAATACTACAAGAGTTTTGGTTACGACCATTTCCTATGTTTGTGGCCTCTCGTGGTTTCGGTAAAAGTTTTCTTATGGCTATGTATTGTACGCTTAGGTGCATACTGGTTCCTGGAACAAAGATTGTTGTGGTTGGTGCAGCTTTCCGACAGAGTAAAATCATATTCGAATATATGGAAACGTTGTGGCGTAATAGTCCCATTCTTCGTAGCATCTTTAGTGGAAACGATGATGGTCCGCGTCGAGATGTTGACAGATGCACTATGAGACTGGGCGAAAGTTGGACAATTGCGGTTCCTATGGGCGATGGTAGTAAGATCAGAGGTTTAAGAGCACACATTATCATCGCAGACGAGTTCGCATCAATCTCACCAGATATTTATGAGACAGTAGTATCAGGGTTCGCTGCTGTAAGTGCCAGTCCTATTCAGAACGTTAAAGAGGAAGCTAAAAAAGCAGCAATGTTAGAGGCTGGATTATGGAATGATGAATTAGAGGCAGTACAAATTAAAAAGGGTAACCAAGCTATTATTGCTGGTACCGCAGACTATAGTTTTAAGCATTTTGCCAGCTACTGGAAAAGATACAAAGCTATTATTAATAGCAAGGGAGATAAGCATAAACTAGAAGAAATCTTTAAGGGTGAAGTACCAGATAGTTTTAATTGGAAAGACTATAGTATTATTCGTATTCCATACGAGTTAATTCCAAAAGGATTCATGGATGACAAACAAGTAAGTAGAGCTAAGGCTACTATTCATACTGGCATATATAATATGGAATATGCTGCTTGTTTTACAGAAGATAGTGATGGATTCTTTAGGCGTAGTCTTATTGAGAGTTGTGTTACTAATGAATCTAGACCAATTAGTGTTAATGGAAATAATGTTTTATTTGATGTGAGTACCAAAGGCAATCCTGATCTTCAATATATTTATGGTATTGATCCAGCGAGTGAAAAAGATAATTTTACTATAGTTATTTTAGAGTTACATAAAGATCATAGTCGTATAGTTTATGGATGGAGTACTAATAGAAATAATTTTAAAGATCGACAGAAAACAGGACTAGTAAACGAGCACGATTTTTATGGTTTCTGTGCTAGGAAAATTCGTAATCTGATGAAAATTTTTCCTTGTACTCGTATTGGCATGGATGCTCAGGGTGGTGGTGTTGCAGTAGAAGAGGCTCTACATGATCCTGGTAAGTTAGAAGAGGGTGAAAATTTAATATGGCCAGTAATAGATATAAATAAACCAAAGGATACTGATGATCAATCTGGTTTACATATTTTAGAATTAGTGCAATTTGCACGAGCAGATTGGACAGCACAGGCTAATCATGGTTTAAGAAAAGACTTAGAAGATAAAGTATTATTATTTCCACGTTTTGATCAAATTACTCTAGCGTTGGCTCTGGATAGAGAAAATAAAGATATTATGACTGCTGATCTTAGTAATCTATATGATAGTGAAAGCGAATGTGTGTTAGAAATAGAAGAACTTAAGAATGAATTAACTACTATTGTTATGACACAAACTAGTACCGGACCAAATGCTCGTGATCGGTGGGATACTCCAGAAATTAAATTACCAAATGGTAAAAAGGGTAAATTAAGAAAAGACCGATATAGCGCTTTATTAATAGCTAATATGTTAGCTCGTCAAATGAGTAGAACTTTAGAGCCAACACAATTTGATGTTATTGGTAATAATTTGGCCGATGTTGAAAAAAAAGAGGGGCAAATGTATAAAGGGCCAAGCTGGTTTACAGACAATGCAAATGCTAATATATATGGTGGAATTTATAGATAACTAGTGTATTATTAAATTAATACTTATTACAATACTATTATAATACTATTATGCCAAGAAAAAAACCTATAAAAAGCGATAATATACCGATAGCTCCTAATGTTATGCCAGATAATGCATATGTTACATGGGACGATAATGATTTAGCCAGTAAGCAAAAAGCCTTAGATGAATCATCCAGAAGCTTGGATGAATATGGCCTTTTTAGCAACAAAACTACTGCTGCAACTAGTCGCTTTAGAAACTTCATGAATCTTGATGGTCAAACATCTGGCCGTCCTGGTTTAACAAAAAGTGATTATGATTATTTTCGTCCAGACGAAGCTATTCCAACAGAAATCAAAGCTATTTTTGCTATGGCAGATCAAATCTATAATCGTGTTGGTTTAGTTAAAAACGTTATTGACCTTATGGGTGATTTTGCTAGTCAGGGTATTCGTCTTGTTCATCCCAATAAAAGAATAGAAAGATTCTATCGTAATTGGTTTGAAAAAGTCAAAGGCGAAGAACGTAGTGAAAGATTTTTAAATCATTTATATCGTGTTGGTAATGTAGTTATTAATCGTCAAACAGCAAAGATTAGTGTTAAAGTTGCAGAAGATATGTATAAGGCTAAAGCATCTCCTGATTTTATCGTTACTAATGATGAACCAATAGTTGAAAAAAGAGAAATACCTTGGAAGTATACTTTTATTGATCCAAGAGTAGTTGATATTGCAGGAGCATCATTGGCATCGTTCGTAGGGAAGAAAAATTATTACATTACAATTCCAGCATCGTTAAGAAAAATTATTAATGCTCCTAAAAACGAAGCTGAAAAATCTATTATAGATCAATTACCAGCAGCTATAGTTGAAGCAGCTAAGAGTAAAAAGCCATATTTATTAGATCCAGAAAAGACATTAGTATTTCACTATAAAAAAGACGATTGGAAAACTTGGGCATTTCCCATGATCTATAGTATTATGGACGATATTAGTATTGTTGAAAAACTAAAGCTCGCAGACCTTGCCGCTCTTGATGGTGCTATCAGTAATATTCGTATTTTTAAACTTGGTAGCTTAGAACACAAGATTGCTCCAACACAAGCTGCTGCTAGTAAACTTAGTAGTATATTACAGGCTAATGTTGGTGGCGGTACAATGGATTTAGTATGGGGTCCGGATCTTGAATTAATTGAAAGTAAAACTAGTGTTCATCAATTCTTAGGAGAGGGTAAATATACTCCTCACTTAAATAGTATTTATGCTGGTCTTGGCATTCCTCCCACCCTAACCGGAACGTTTGGTGCTGCTGGAACAACAAATAATTTTATTAGTCTAAAAACATTAACACAAAGACTACAATATGGTCGCAAAGTCTTAATGGCATTTTGGAAAAATGAAATTACTATGGTTCAAAAGGCGATGGGCTTTAGATTTCCAGCAAAAATTGAATTTGATAGAATGGATCTTAGTAATGAAGATGCTGAAAAGGCATTACTCGTACAATTAGCAGATAGAAATCTTATCAGCGATGAAATGCTACAGAAAGCATTTGGTTTTGATCCTGAAATTGAAAAGAGTAGACTTAATAGAGAAAGCAGAGAAAGAAATAGTGATCGTATGGTACAAAAGGCTGGTCCATTTTTTGATGGTGGTACTTTTGATAATAGTATGCGTAAGATGGCTTTACAGTTAGGGCTAGCCACTCCTAGTCAAGTAGGACTAGAACTAGAACCAAAAAAGAAAGGCGAAATGAATGCTGTTGAGGTGAAGTCAGAATTTGCTATACCTAAATTGCCATTTGGTGGAGGCGGAGTAAATCAAGAGTCAGCTCCTAAAGGACAACCACAACAAGGACGTCCTAAAAATTCTAAAGATAGTAAGAAACGTAAAACTAAAGATTTTGCCCCACAAACAGGAGCATCTTTATATCTATGGTCTATTGAAGCCCAAGATAAAATTACAGATATTTTAAATCCACAATTATTAGAATTCTATAACAAAAAAAATATGCGTAGCTTATCAAAAACTGAGTACGATGAAGCAGAAGCTACAAAAACTAAAATCTTTTTTTCTTTGGATCCATTTGCTACGATAACAGAAGAAGTAGTTTTAGCAAAACTCAATACTATCAATAGTATTGATAATAATCTAAAAGTATCTAAATACTATAATTTAATTAAGGCTATCTCTAGTGAGATTAATAGAATCCCCACAGCCGAAGAATTAAAGTATACCAAAGCCTATTTCTATCAAACGGTGTATAACCCCACTAATGAGTCCTAAAAATAAGGGTTAATAATATGCATATTTATGAAATCGAAAAATTGGATGGTTTAACTGAGACCCTATCTGCAAAATCTTCTATTGTTTATGCTTCACTATTAGAAAAATCTGATCATGAAGTGAATAATTCACAAGTTAAACAAAACCTAAAAGCTTTAGCCGGTATCGAGGATACCGATTTATACTATACCCAGTCTATTTTAGTGACCACATCTTGGAATAAAAATGACGATATTTTTGATGCACTAGAAGTTTGGAATGCACGATCAACACCCATGCACAAACCCACTAATCTAGAACATGACGAAAAAACTATCGTTGGTCATATTACCTCAAATTGGCCAATAAACGAAAATGGTGAGTTGATGGATGAATCTATGGAATTAAATCAATTACCAGAAAAGTTTCATATATTAACTGGATCAGTAATATACAAAGGTTTTACAGAACCTGAATTAAGAGCAAGAGCCGAAAATTTAATTGAAGAGATAGAATCTGGCGAAAAATATGTTAGCATGGAATGCTTTTTTAAGAATTTTGATTATGGATTAATTAATAAGAGTAATGGTAGTTATCATATTTTACCACGAAATGAAGAAACAGCATTTTTAACAAAACATTTAAGAGCATATGGTGGTCAAGGAGAACATGAAAACTATAAAATAGGTAGGGTTTTACGTAATATTACATTTTCTGGTAAGGGTTTTGTTAATAGACCCGCTAACCCAGAAAGTATTATATTTACGAAAGATAATCTAAAAAATACTTCAGAATCTGCTAATATGATAAAAATTTTAAATGAAAAAAATGACGATTCCGTAGAAGAAGGTGTATTTTCAAATCAAGCCAATTTAAAGGAGACCAATATGAGTGTTGAATCCGCAACAACAACAGAAGAAGTAGTAACAGTAGCCGAAACAGAAGTTACAACAGTAACTGAAACAGAAGCCACAGACGTTGCTCCAACTGTTGAAAACGAGCAAGCCGAAGCAGCCAAAAAGATGAAAGAAGATATGATGAAGAAAGAAGAAGAAATGAAAAAGATGAAGGCTGCCCTTGAAGTTGCTCAAGCTGAACTTAATGCTGCTAATGAAGTTTTAGCAGGCTACAAAATGAAAGAAGAAGAGATGGCCAAGAAAGAAAAGAAAATGAAGAGAATGGCCGCTCTTATCGAAAGTGGTGTTGAAGAAGAAGTTGCTAGTGCAACTATTGATAAGTTCGAAAATCTCGATGACACTGCTTTTGAAAGTATTGCCGCTCTAGTTGCTGCTGTTAAACCAGCTAAGACAGAAAAGAAAGAAGAAACTAAAGCAGAAGAAACAACAGTCAAAAGCGAAGATGTTTCGCTAGCTTTAGAAAATGTTGAGACAAATGATCAAGAAATTGATCTAAGTGTTGGTAGCGAAACAGAATCAGAAATGCAGAACACTAGAGCTGCCTTAGTTGACTTTGTTTGTATCAGACTAGGTAAAAAACTTAATAAGGGAGAGTAACAATGGCTTTAAAATCAGATCGCGTTGAAGCTTACACAGATATTTCATTCTTCTGCAATGATGCATCAGCAGAGCGTGGTGTTGTTGTTGTACACAGCACTGGTGGTAGCGGCGTTGCTATGGACGATTCACTCGCCGTAGTAACAGTTTCTGCCTCACAGTCTGGTACCAAACCAGCTGGCCTATTGCTAAACGATGTTGTTAGTCTTGATCTAACAAGACAACACATTAACTGGCATCGTGATGAAGTTCAAACAGGTAGTAAAGTAACACTATTACGCCAAGGTCAAGTAACAACAAATATGGTTGTTTCTGGCGTAGCACCAACAATAGGGCAAGATGCTTATTATGGTGCAAATGGTAAACTAACCAATGTTAGCACAAACAGTGTTAAGGTTGGTCGTTTCCTAAGTGTTCTAGATGCCGATGGTTACATCAAAGTAGACATTAATATAACTTGATAAGGGAGAAAAACATGGCCAATAGAAAATTTGAACCAACATCAGAATTAACAGATCTTCTTGTTAAGTCTGGTTCTGCTCACAAAGAAGAAGCTCTTGCTGCAAATCATGAATTTGCTAAGGCTCTAGAACTTCCTCTACGTCAAGGCGTTCTTAGTGGTAATATCCTAGATGACATTTTCGAGCCAATCCAACTTGCTCAAAGTGCCACTCCAGAATTCCCATTAGATTTCCTTGCTCCTGGTACTGAAAAAGACTTCGTGGCTTATACCATCCCAAATCATGGTTATATTCCACAGAAGCATGTTGAGGGCGATTATGTCATGGTTCCAACCTATGACATTGGCGCTAGTATCGACTATCTTCTAAAGTATGCCCGTGACGCCCGCTGGGACGTTGTTGGTCGTGCTATGGAAGTTCTCGAAGCTCAATTTGTTAAGAAGATGAATGACGATGGTTGGCATACACTTCTTGCTGCTGGTGTTGATCGCAACATCGTAGTATATGATACCGATGCTAATGATGGTCAATTCAGCAAGAGATTAGTAAGTCTCATGAAGACTGTAATGCGTAGAAACGGTGGCGGTAACTCTGCCAGTAACAACCGTGGTATGCTCACAGATCTTTATGTTAGTCCAGAAGCTATGGAAGATATCCGTAACTGGGGTCTAGATCAGATCGACGAAGTAACTCGTCGTGAAATCTACACAGCAGCCGACGGTACTCTTAACCGTGTATTTGGTATTAATCTTCATGATCGTGATGAGCTAGGTGAAGGTCAGCAATATCAACTATTCTATGAAAACATCCTCGGCGGTTCACTACCCGGCGATGAAACTTTCCAGAAGGTTGAACTTGTTGTTGGTCTTGATCTACGTAAGAGAGACAGCTTTATAATGCCAGTTCGCCAAGAAGTTCAAATCTTCGAAGACGATACACTACATCGTCAGAAGAGAGCAGGCTTCTACGGCTGGGCCGAGCAAGGTTTTGCTGTTCTAGACAATCGTAGAGTTCTCCTTGGTGCTCTCTAAGATTAATGTCTTAGTATGACTAAAGAAAAGGCTGGCCTTGTGCCGGCCTTTTTTTTTAGGTGTATTATACTATATGATCTAGTTTTTTCTTTTTAGAAGGATAGTAATATGGCATGGCAAGATGAAATGATAATTACTACAAGAGTTTTAATTAATGATTTAGATACTCCATATGAATTTAGTGATGATAGATTAGAGCAAATTTTAGTAGTAGCTGGTAAATATCTACAAATTGATGTGGATTTAAACTATGTCTATACGATAGATATCGTAAATAAAGAAATTACTCCGGATCCAACAAGCAATAATGATAACGTCTTTACTAGTTTAGCATGTTTAAAAGCTGCATGTATTATAGATCAAAGCAATTTAAGAACCAAAGCAGCCTTAGAGGGCATCAGAACAGCATTAGGATCAGCTAATTTAAGTTTTGGTGGATCTTTAACAGGATGGCAGTCTATTATAGATAAAGGCCCTTGTGCTTTGTATGAGCAAATAACTAGTTACTGGGATATCAAAGAGGCTACTGCTTGGGCCGCAGTATTGTCTCCATTTGTGAGTAATAAATTTGATCCAAGATATCTTAATGTTGGTCCATTTCGCAATGTGGGAAATAATGACTTTTATTCATAGAAATTATTATGACTAATATAAATTTTCCTAATTTACAAAATATATATAATGCTCATATAGATTTATTATTGGCTAATACTGGACTAACAACAAGATGTGATTTTAATTTTGGTACTACTAATACAAACATTTGTCCTAATTGTATATACGATGTTAGTTTAAAAAAATCGTCTGGTAAATATAAAAATGGTGGTCCTATTCCTTTTACTCTTGGAAAGATATGTCCATATTGCAACGGACTTGGTTCTTATGGCGTTGTCCATACTTCAACAGGATATTTAGCTGTTATTTGGGATTATAAAAAATGGATAAATCCGCCCCCTCAGATTGATAATCCTAATGGATATATTCAAACTATTTGTCATAAAGATTATTTAGCACAGATAAGACAGTGCAAGGATATGACAGTAATTTATAATTCTGTTGGGGCTAATCCTATTTTTCAATTATATGGAGAACCCAACCCCGCTGGATTGGGAGATAATAGTTATTTATTTTGTATGTGGAAAAAAATTGGAGTAAATAATTCTGTTCCTGTTACTGTCACACCAACTGTTTCTATGACTCCTACACTTACTCCCACTCCTACTGTGACTCCAACCCCATCCATGTTATAATTAAAAGTATTTATGAATATATCTTTAAAAATATTAGAAAGTAATTCTCAAATACAACAAAGTATTATGGAAGCTTTATTGCCACAAATTAATGATTATATGAAAGATGCAATAACCACTATTAGAAAAGAGATAGGAACTATTATTAGCAATGCTATTGTTAATACTCCAGAATATGAGTCATTAGTATCTGGTAAACTGAAATATGAACTTGGTATACCAGATGCCAATGCTAAAATTGCTGGTTTATTAGATATTTGGACTAAAAATATATATATAGAATATATGCCTCCTAAAATTATTAGTAGTAAAATTAAAAGTAGTTTTAGCGCTAGTTTAATTAAATCTAGTTTTGATGATGTGTTATCTACAGACTTGGCTTATGTAATAGATAATATCTATCAATATAGATTACCATGGCTAGAATGGTTATTATTAGAAGGTAATAAAATTATTGTAAAAAAACAAGAAGTAGTAATGGGGCCTAATCCTAGATCTCGTACCGGATTTGCATTAATGAGAGGATCCAATAAAAACTGGAAAGTTCCAGCAGAATTTGCTGGTACCATTAGAGATAACTGGATCACTAGAGCCATAGATAATACAGAAGCAGAAATAAATAATCTATTAGAAAGAGCACTACAACAATGAGTCCTTGTGAGCATAATACAACATTTAAAGGTGTTGATAATATTTCTCAAGATTTATTATTAAATATCTTAGAATCTAATTTTAAAATGTATTTTGACTGGGCCTTTTTACATATTGGCGCTTGGTTTGATATAGAGTCACCAGATGAAACACTATATGGAACCAATACTCACTATCAATTATTACCAGTTAATGATCCAGCATTTTTAGACGGACAAGTATGGCAAGGAATAAGAAAAGACTGGGTATGGGAAACCGGAGTGGATTACAACAGTACTTCTCCTATAGTGATTAATAGTGTAAAGGTTAATAATTCAGTAATAAATAAAGCTAATAATTTTATTGTGAATTATCCTTTGGGTAGAATCATATTTAATAGCCCCATTTCTATAACTTCTGATGTGAGTCTTGACTATAGTTATAGATTTATACAAACACATAGGGCTAGTGATAGCCCATGGTTTAATATCGTTCAGTACAGCTCATTTAATACATCTAATGAGGATATCCAAAGAACAGATGATGGTGAGTGGGCTATAGGAGGTAACCATAGAATACAATTGCCAGCCATAGTAATAGAATCACTACCAAGATCCCGCTCAAGACCTTACGAAATTGGTAATAGTTTATTATGGCTAGAGCAAGATTTGGCTTTTTATGTATTAGCCGAAAATAAAAATGATAGAAATAAAATTTTAGATATACTTCGATTGCAACAAGATATTACATTACAACTATTTGATACTAATATTTTAGCTCAAAACGATAACTATCCATTAGATTATAATGGAGATATTAAAAATGCAGCTTTAATGTATCCAGATATTATAGAGACATATCCTTGGAGAAAATGTTTAATTAAAAATATTAGCCTTTTTGAAATTGATTCTCCTAATCCTAATTTTCATCAAGGTATGGCACGAGCTACTGTGGAAGTAATTTCAACATGATTTTAATATTTATGTGTATCTATACAGAGAAGAAGAGTATTTAATTCGCTTTCCTCATTACAATACAATACTATAGTGGAGATTAATTATGGCCAATAATCGTATTTACTATGCAATTCAACAGGTTGTACTCGGTCAAGCTGCTGGAACACTTAACACAGATAAGTTACCAGTTCACGGCCTTCAAACTGTTGGTATCACAACCAACTTTAATCTAGAACAAGTATTCGAAATGGGTCAGTTGGCCATTTATCAAAACGTTGAAAACGTACCCGACGTTGAAGTAACACTAAATAAAGTTCTTGATGG